TCTGCAGATTTATCAAGCGCAACAGCATCATCAATAAATGACTTAAGAAGAGCATTCAGATTACAAGAATGGCTTGAAAGAAACGCAAGAGGCGGAGCCAGATACATAGAAATAATAACAGCCCACTTTGGCGTAAGATCATCAGACGCTAGACTTCAAAGGCCAGAATTCCTTGGAGGAAGTTCAACTCCAATTACCATAAGTGAAGTACTTCAAACGTCTAATACCGCAGGAGCTACAGGAGACAAAGCTACACCCCAAGGGAACATGGCTGGACACGGAGTTTCAGTAGGAACATCAAACTACGTATCATACAAAGCAGAAGAACACGGATACATTATAGGCATAATGTCCGTAATGCCAAAAACAGCTTATCAACAAGGAGTTCCAAAACATTGGAAAAAACTCGATAAATTCGATTACTACTGGCCCTCATTTGCAAATATTGGAGAACAGCCAATTCTTAACGAAGAGTTATACCACCAAAACACTGCCGAAGACGCAGAAGTGTTTGGATACACACCAAGATACGCAGAGTATAAATATATACCATCTACTGTTCACGGAGAATTCCGAGACACACTTAAATTCTGGCATATGGGCAGAATATTTGGATCAAAACCAACATTAAACCAAGACTTCATAGAATGCGACAGCACAGAAGTCGATAGAGTCTTTGCAGTAGAAGACGATTCAACAGAACACTTATACGTGTACTTACACAACGAAGTAAAAGCAACAAGATTAATGCCATACTTTGGAACACCAACAATATAGAAAACATGGGATACAGAAAATCAAAACGAGTTAGAAGAAAAGGCATGGCTTTCAAAAAAAGAAGCAGAATGCAAAAATCAAAATCTAGAAAATACAACTCTTATAGAGTAGCAAGAGGAGGAATAAGATTATAGTAGGTCTGGGGACTTGCTAGTCCCCCCTACACTTAAACCAAAAACTATGCAATGTTTCACACCTTTTAGAGTAAGGAACAAATCCAAAGACCACAAGAACCAAAACTTAATGGTCAACGTACCTTGTGGAAAATGTCTTGCATGTAAAAAACGCCGAGCATCACACTGGAGCTTTAGGCTAAACGAAGAAGCAAAATCATCAAGCTCAGCTTGCTTCATAACATTAACATACAAAAACGCTCCAATATCCGAAAACGGATTCAGGACGTTAGAAAAAAGGGACTTTCAATTATTTCTTAAAAAATTAAGAAAAAAATGTCCCACAAATAAACTTAAATATTACGCTTGTGGCGAATACGGAACACAATCATACAGACCGCATTACCATGCGATATTATTCAACTTACCAAAATCACTTATAGAAAAACCACAAACAATTGCCGACACCTGGCAACATGGTCATATACATTTAGCTAATAACAATCAGCTAACAATCAACTATGTAGTAGGATACATGACCAAAGGAAACTTTACACGTTTCAACAATCAAGACGACAGAACACCAGAGTTCTCACTTATGTCTAAAAAAATGGGCATGGGCTATCTTACAGAAGCCATGAAAAACTATTACAAAAAAAGAGAAATCTTTTGCATAGTCCGAGAAGGCGGACAAATCATATCTATGCCCAGATACTACAAAGAAAAAATCTTTGAGAAAAAACAACTTAAAGCAATGTATAAAAAATACATAGAAGAACAAGAAACAAATTTCGAAGAAATGTTCAATTCAGGAAAAGAAGAACACGAACATTATAAAAATATTATCAGACGTGATAAGAAACAACAATTATTAACAAGACAAAAAATTTAAAAACTTATGAAACTAAGAACAGCTTACACAAAAAACAAATGGAACGGTAAAATCATGGATCAAACAGTCCATACCGTACCAGATCAAAACCTATCAATACGAGAATTACTCGATAGACACTCTCGAGGCTTACCACTCGGAGCATCAGAAAACCAAGGGGAATATTTCGAAACAGAAATCCCACAATTCGACGATCTAGTCGATATGATGGAACACAAGAAAAATCTTGTACAACAACATAAAGATCTTACAAAAAAGATCGAAAACGAGCAAAAAGCTCAAAAACAAAAAGCAACTGCCGAAGCCGCAGAAGTTGCTAAAACAAAGCCAAACGGCATTGGGAGTGAAACGACGAATGTCATTGGCTAAAATAGAGACGAAGTCTCAAGCACTAATAACATACTTGATATATTAGTGCTAATTGACACCAAACAACCTAAACGACCCAAAAAACAAAAGCGTAGCGAACGTAAATAGGGGAGATAAGGAAAAAAATGTCAATAAAACACAAAAAATAAAAAAAAATAACTATATTAGAAAAATATAATAACCAGAGGAAAAATTAGTTTAACAGTATATAAATTATAGTTCAACTAATCTACCTCATAAAAAAACACTTATGGATACAACAAAATTTAAAACAGAAGAACAAAAAAAACACGATGAAGCAACGCGTAAAATCGTATTACAGCACTGCGTAGCATGTCATCAACAATTAGATCTCCTACAATTAAGACTCATAAACTTTGAGGACTTAGTAAACGGAGTAAAAGATACCATCTTATTAACAAATAAACAACTTTCGGAGCTTGACTTCGAAAAAGCAGGAGTATCAATCACACCAACAAAACTTAAAAAAGTATAATGCCAGGAGGACCAGGATTTAACACAGGAACAGCCAAAAAAGGCATATTAACAGGAATAGGAACATTACTAGGGGGACCAATCGGAGGATTGCTTGGCTCCCTAGGTTCATCCTTATTAGGAAACAGAGGCGCAAAAAGCCGACAACAACTTGCAGATCGACAAAATATAAAATTTTGGGAAATGCAAAACGCATATAACACACCAAAAGCCCAAATGGGCAGATTAAAAGACGCAGGTCTAAATCCAAACTTAATATATGGTTCAAATGCAAACACAGGAGTAGCCGGTTCGGTATCTCCATCAAAAGCTTCACCTTATAACGTACAAAACCCAGTACCATCAGCAGTACAAACTGCTTTAATGGGCGCACAAATAAACAATCTTAATTCAGTAACTGAAAAAAACAGAGCAGAAACAGCTAGAACAGTAGGTATGACACCTTATCAAATAGATACATCCCTTAGTAAAGCAAATCAAGCAAGACAAGCAGCTGTACAATCAAAAATTGAAACATCAATTTATTCAAAAACAGAAAAAGATAAAATTGATAAAATAGTACAAGAAGCATTATTAGCAAAAGAAAGAGTAAAATCAGAAAAAGCAAAAGCAGATTTTACAAAAAAAATGTTAGACATGAACATTAATCCTAATTCTGGTTTCGGTTCACAAATGATACAATTAATATTCGGAACAACCGACGACGCATTAAAATACTTAAAAGATTCAAATAACTTTCCAAACTTTAAATAACAACTATGAGCATATTTAGTAAAGTGGCCATGCCACGACCACAAACAAACACATTTGACCTATCACACGACAGAAAATTTTCCGGAAAAATCGGACAATTAATGCCAATCTCTGTAATGGAAGTAGTACCAGGAGACAAATTTAATATCAAAGCGACGAACATGACAAGATTCGCGCCACTTATTACACCAATCATGCATAAAGCTAGTGTATACTGCCACTTCTTCTTTGTACCAAACAGAATATTATGGCCAAACTGGGAAAACTTTATATCAGGTGGAGAAGATGGTCTTGCAGACCCAACATTCCCTACCGTAGACTTAACAATACCAACACAATATGGGACACAAACACTAGCAGATTACTTAGGATTACCAACAGGGAATCAATTACAAAACGTATCTGCTTTACCTTTCGCAGCTTATCAAAAAATCTATCAAGATTACTACAGAGACGAAAACTTAATACCTAAAACAGACATATCCGTTACAGACGGAACACAATCTGCATTAGACACCATTGAGCTCGCCGAAATGAAAAAAAGAGCATGGCAACATGACTATTTCACATCAGCTTTACCTTGGACACAAAGAGGACCAGAAGCAACAATACCATTAGGAACAACTGCACCCATAACTTATCAAGCTGGACATGGAAACTTTTTAAAGAACGCAGGTTCCGGTAATGCATTAACTAGTATATCTGTACCA